GTGAACGGTCCCCCTGTCATTGTTAGGGGTGTTAGCGATGTTAGCGCCCCCCACACCCTGCGCCTGATCGCGGACAAGGTGCGGCGCCTCTCGCCCTCTCACCGCAACCCCGAACGCTTCCACGAAGACAAGAGCGAGATAGAGCGCGACCTGCGCCGTCTGGCTAGGACGGTGGCGCATGGCTGACTGGCCCTATTCGACCGCCCGATGGCAACGCCTGCGCAAGGCCAAGCTGTCGGAGAGCCCATTGTGCGAGACGTGCGAACGCCGAGGCCGGAAGGTTTCCGCTGAACACGTTGACCACATCGTTGCCATAGCAGCGGGCGGCCATGCCTTCCCGGCAATGGATGGGCTGCGCGCGCTGTGCCCGCCCTGTCACTCGATCAAGACCAACGCCCTCGACCGTGCGGGCGGGAAAGGCATCGCCATCAAGGGCTGTGGCGTGGACGGCTTGCCCCTCGATCCCGACCACCCGTTCCTGACCGGAGGGGGTAACCCCCTCGAAAGACGAGCGGCTGTCGACCAAAGACCGGCGGGGTCCTGCAATCCGCAGTTAGTTCGAGACTGGGGCGTCTGATGGGGCTGCGTGGTCCTGGCGCCAAGCCGATGAAGAAGAAGGCTGTAGCGGCCCCTGACGAGCCTGTAGCCCCCCTCCCTTGGGAGACTGAGGGCCTATCCCGCCTCGACCGCGTGGTGGCCTTCCTGGAGTTCCTGCCGATCACATCGGGCGCGCTCGCCGGAACCATGATGCAGGTCCGGCCGTGGCAACGCGAGTTTCTGAAAGCCGTCTATGGCGTCGCTGACGGCGAGAACCGGCCAGTGCGGACAGCGGTGTTGTCCATGCCCCGTAAGCAGGGGAAAACGGCCCTCGCTGCTGGCTTGGCTCTGTGCCACCTGTCAGGCCCCGAGGCCGAACAACGCGGCCAAGTCTATTCGGCTGCCAATGACCGAGCGCAAGCGGCGCTGATCTACAATGAAATGGCCGCCATCATAGAGCGCGTGCCGTTCCTAGATGACCGCATCAGCTTGCGTCGCCATGCGAAGGAGATGGAGGACTTCGACAACGGGTCTGTCTATGCGGCACTGTCGGCCGACGTGCCGGGTAAGCACGGCCTGTCACCATCGTTCTGCGTCTATGACGAGCTGGGTCAGGCCCCGAAACGCGACCTGCTGGACGCCCTCGACACCGCCATGGGCGCCCGCGCCGAGCCCCTGATGCTGGTGATTTCGACCCAGGCCGCCGACGACTTGGCCCCTATGTCGGAGTTGATCGACTACGGCCTTCGCGTAAATGCGGGGGAGATCGAGGATCCATCGTTTCATCTGACCCACTACGCCGCCCCTGAAGACGCGGACCCATGGTCGCCTGAGACCTGGGCGATGGCCAATCCGGCGCTGGGTGACTTCCGGTCGCTGGACGACGTGGCCAGGCAGGCGGCGCAGGCGCAGCGCATCCCGTCGAAACAAGCCGCGTTCGAGAATCTGATCCTAAATAAGCGGGTGGCCGCCGAAACGAAGTTCATCCCGCTGTCGGAGTGGAAGGCGTGCGGCGCATCCCTGCGTCCGGACCTGGACGGCAAACCCTGCTGGCTGGCTCTCGACATGGCGGCCACGCGAGACCTGACGGCCCTGGTGGCGGTGTTCCCCGGCGAGGATGGCGTGGACGTGATGGCGCAGTTCTATCTCCCCGGCGACGGCCTGGCGGATCGCGGCGAGCGTGACCGCGTGCCCTATACTGTCTGGCGAGATCAGGAGTTCCTGACGGCGACGCCAGGCGCGGCAACCGATCCCCGGTTCATCGCGGCCACGGTCGCGCAGCTATGCACCCGGTTTCAGGTTCAGGCGCTGGCCTATGACCGCTGGCGCATCGAGACGTTCAAAATGGCGCTGGCGGATGAAGGCGTCACCGATCTGGAGATGATCGAACACGGCCAGGGCTATCGGGACATGGCGCCCGCCGTTGACGTGCTGGAGCGCATGGTGGCCGAGAGGAAGCTACGCCACGCGAACAACCCGATCCTGACATGGTGCATGTCGAACGCGGTGGTCACGTCGGACCCGGCCGGGAACCGGAAGCTGGACAAAAGTCGGGCAACCGGCCGGATCGACGGCGCGGTGGCGCTCGCAATGGCGCTGCACGCGATGGACCTGAAACCGGAGGCCGAGGCCTGGGAGCCGTGGGTGGATGCGGCCTAATCAGATCGCGCTATTGCCGAGGTGGCGAACAGGGAAACACCTGCTTGAGGGCTAGGATAAGAATGGCCGGAAAATAGTCGTCACGGGTCTGCCGAGTTTCGTCTGCGTAGCGTCTCGCCATATCGATGGCCTGCTCGGGCGCAATAGCCAGCTTTTCCGGCGGACAATAGAGAGGCGGCCCATCTGACATGACGTTCATCCAGGAAATGCCCTGCATGAGCCCCATTACATAGATGAGCATGTAGTCTCGCTCTGCCCCCGTGGCCTCTACAACGTCTTTAACCTTGGGCTCCGCAGCCGCAAGCGACGGACATAGCAACGCGAGGGTCATCGCGAGGGACGCAGCGACTTTATTGACCACGGAAAGCATCCTGAATAATGAGCCGGATCGCAGCAGGCCGCGACAATGTAGCATCGTTCTCGGAAATCCAGAGGTCAAGCTTGTTGAGCTGATCGGGCTGGAGACGGACCATTACGGGCACGCCCTTGCCGGTCGCTGCTGGCCCTGGCTTCTTGCGGTCTAATCGTGGTTGCACGGTCATAACAACCATGATAGCACAATCGGCAGGACGGGGAAGCGCGCCAACGCTTCCCACGCCCCTAACCGAAACGGATCGAACGAGGATCACGTCATGGCTGAACACGCCAATAGCACAACTGCGCCTGAAGTTCAGGCCCTCCCCGCTCTCGAAGCTCTGAGCATCGGCCACCTGTCCGGTCGGCACCTGATGGCCGTCTATGACGCCCTGACTGCCGTGGAGGATGCGGCTATGGGGATCGTCAATCAGCCCCGGTGCCAGTGGCGCGACGACTATGCTCCGAGCGGCCAAGTGATTGTGCAACTGTCGGACTGGGCGGGAGCTGCCCGGTCAGCGGTGGTCGAGGCTGCGGAACGCGCCGTGTCGTCGGACAAGATCGACGCGGAATACTGCCGCTGGGTGGTGGTGAAGCACCGCGCCCTCATGATGGACGATTTGGCGGACGTGGCCCACGCGGCGACCGCTCGCTTGCATGTGGCCCAATGACCGCCATCGCCTTGGACCCCGCCCGCACCTTCCGCCTTCGCCAGCGACTGGAGCGGGCCGTGGAAACCGCTATCGCCGCGCTCGACGCCCTTGATGCTGAGACTGAGGACCTGGAGGACGGCCACGACCAGGAATGGGTCGATGAGCGCGAGCCGGAGGGGTATAACTGATGTGGATATGTTATGGTTGACGACCTATTCCGATAGGCGTAGGTTTTAGCCATGACGACCGCAAAAGCCGTTTCCGAATCGTTGGCCGAGGCCTTGGGGCGCTCTTTCGCGAGCGTGGAATCCTATGGCCTCGTCCTTCGGAAGTTCGGCTGGTGGCAGGCGGCGAAGCGCGGCCGGGGCGCGCGCCCTATGACTTCGATGGAAGCTGCGAAGCTCCTTCTCGCCGTTATGTCGGAAGGGCCTAGCGACCTGGCCGGTCCTGACGGGACTGGCTTCTTTCTGCGCTATGCCAATCTGGCTCTGTTGCCCTCGATTCGAGACGATGCGGTCATCGCCGCTGTGCGCGACGAAATCGGTGTCGCCCGCAACGGCGAGTTTCTGGACTATCTCGACGGGTTCGTCCGTCTGTTCCGGGACGGGCGCGCGACTGATCTGATCTTCCATGCGCCCTACGACGAAGGCCAGGTGGACGAATGGGTGTGGGACGGGCCTGGCATCGACGTTCGCGTCAAAGGGCCGTTCCCTCTGGCGTCGATCAGCTTCTTGTTGACGCGAGAGTTCTGCGACCGTCACGGCCTCTCCCAAGAGCCCGGCCGCTGTCTCATCCCGTTCGTCGATCAAATGTATGGCTGGGCGGCCGATGCTGAAGAAGCTGGCGCGCCCGACGGTGCGTTCAGTGACGCTATCGAGGCCATCCGCAAGCAACATTCTCGCGGCGTGCAGTTCGAGCGCGCGATCGGTGGTCGCGAGGTCGAGGCGGTCGCGTCCGTTCTCGAAAAGCCGGAGGCCACGAACTGAGCGCCGCCGCATCCCCCTTTGCCGTCGTGAGACGCCAAATCCCCGCGCCCGTCCTGGGCCTGATGGAAACCCCCGCCGTCGTGAGACGCCCTTTCCCCGTGCCCTGCGTGGGCCTGATGGAGCTACCTACCTATGCGTAATCTGCCCGCCCTTCGCGAAAAGCGAGCCGCCAAGCGCGACGCCCTCAAGGCGATTGTGACCAAGGCGGAAAACGACAACCGCGACCTGACCGCCGAAGAGACGCAAGCCTTCGATACCGGCCAGGCCGAAATCCGCACCCTCGACCAGCAAATCCAGCGCGCCGAGTTCCTGGCCGAGGACGAGCGCCGCGCTGACGCCGATCCGGTGGACGGTTCTGGCCGTCCCCGTGAGCTGCGCAACTACAGCCTGGCCCGCGCTCTGCAAGGCTCGATGACCGGCAAGATCACCGGCCTGGAGGCTGAGGTTCACCAAGACCTCGCCCGCGGCCGGGAGACGCGCGGCGTCATGGTCCCGACCGAGATCCTGATGGAAGCCCGCGCCCTGACCACGACGACCCCGGCGGGCGCCGCTGGCGGCAATCTGGTCCCGACCTCGCTCTACCCCGTCCGCGATCACCCGCGCCCCCGCCTGCTGGTGGAGAGCATGGGCGCCACGGTCCTGCGCAACCTGACCGGCAACATCGAACTGCCCCGCCTGTCGGATAGCGGTTCGGTGTCGTGGGTCGGCGAGCATGAGGCCGTCACCCGCTCTGATCCGAAGTTCGCCAAGCAGGCGATGGGTCCGAAGACCGTGGGCGGCGAATACGAGATCAGCCGCCGCATGATCCTGCAATCGGCCGAAAGCATCGAAGACCTGCTGCGCCGTGACCTGGGCCAACTGCTGCAACAGGCGCTCGATAAGGCCGCCATCGCTGGCGCCGGTGGTGACGAGCCGGTGGGCATCCTGAACACGCCGGGCGTGCTGGCGGTGCCGCTGGAAGGCTCCCTGGCGGACACGACCAATGAGATGATCGCCGCGCTGGAGCTGGACGACCTCACCGGCACCACGGCCTTCCTGACGAACCCCGGCGTCATGCGCTTGGCGCGTCGTCAGAAGGACGCGGACGGCCACACCTTCAGCCTGGCCGAACTGTTCCACGGCCAGCGGGTCGAACAGACGACCCAGGCCCCCAACAACCTGGGCGACGACGAAGACCTGAACGCCTTGATCTATGGCATCTGGTCCGAACTGGTCATCGGCTACTGGTCGGGCGTCGATATCCTGGTGAACCCGTATCACAGTGACGTGGCCTCGAAGGGTGGCGTCCTGATCCACGCCTTCCTCGACGCTGACGTGGCCGTGCGCACCCCGGACGCCTTCAAGAAGGCTCTGGTTGCGGCCAACAGCTTCGCCCCGGTGGTCCCCTAATGGCTGGGCTCGCTCCTGAACGTCGGTCCGCTCCGGTCGAGGTCCGCGCTCGCGGCCGTCGGCTGGAGGGCTACGCCGCCCTGTTCGGGGTGCGAGCCCGGATCGGCACGACCGATGAAGAAATCCGGCAGGGGGCCTTCGCGGGCTCCCTGACCGCACGTCAGGACATTCTGGCCCTGGTGGATCACGACCCGAGCCGCCTGCTGGCCCGCACCCGCTCCGGCACGCTGCGGCTGTCGCAGGACTCGACCGGCCTAGCCTTCGACCTCGACGTGCCCGACACGACCGAGGGGCGCGATATCCTGGCCCTGGCCGAGCGCGGCGACCTCGGCGGCATGAGCTTCGGCTTCAACGTGCCCCCAGGCGGCGAGAGCCGCGCCAATGGGGTGCGCCAGCTTGAACGGGTGAACCTGCACGAAATCAGCATCGTGAAGGCGTGGCCCGCATATGAGGGCACGGTGGTCACGGCTCGCTCGAAGCAGGCCGAACGCCTCATGCGCATCGCTCACGCCCGGCTCTATCTGGAGGCGCTGGCATGATCTGGCCCTTCAACAAACGCGAGACGCGCGCCGCTGAAACCATCACCGCCTCTGATCCCTACCTGGCCGAATGGTTTGGCCTGCGGGGCATGGGCGGCGCTGGCGTGAACCCTGACACCCTCATGTCCAACAGCGCCGTCGCGGTGCGCTGCGTCAACCTGCGGTCGGAAATGCTGGCCAGCGTTGGCCTGTTCGTCTTCCGGCGCACGGCTGACGGCGGCCGCGAGCGTGCGAACGACCTGCCCCTGTATCCGGTCCTGCACGACCTGATGAACCCGCAGATGACGGCCTATGAAGGCCGCGAGTTTCTGATCCGCTCGCTGGACCTGCACGGCAACGCCTTCGCCCGCATCGAGCGCGACAACAGGGGCGCGGTGGTGGCCCTGTATCCGCTGGCGCCCGGCATCGTCACCGTCGAGAAGTTGTCGAGCGGTCGCCTGCGCTATCGCGTCAGCGAGCCCTCCGGCGGCGTCACCATCCTGCTGCAAGAAGAGATGCTGCACATTCGCGGCCCCTCGCGCGATGGCGTCATGGGCGTGTCGGCCATCCAGTTCGGTCGGGGCGCTATGGGCCTGCGGATCAGCCAGGCAGAGACGGCTACAGCCCTGATCGCCAACGGCCTGCGCCCCTCCGGCGTCATGTCCTATGATGAGCGCCTGACCGGCGACGCCCGCGTCAAGATCCGCGAGGCCGTGTCGGATCGACTGCAAGGCGCAAACAACGCGGGCCAGCTCCTCATCATGGATGGCGGCGCGAAATATTCGCCCCTGGCGTGGTCGGCTGAAGACGCCGAGTTCCTGGACAGCCAGAAGCTGTCGAATGAGGACGTGGCCCGGCTGTTCGGCGTCCCGCCCACGTCGGTCGGCATCACCGACAAGGCGACCTATTCCAACACCGAGCAGGAGGCCCGGTCCCTGGTGGCAAACTGCCTGGGCCCGCTCGCCTCGCGCGTCGAGTCCGCCATGATGCGATGCCTGCTGACCGATGAAGGGCGCCGATCGCTCTACATTGAGCACGACCTGGCCGCGCTGCTGAAGGGCGACGTGCAGGCCCGCTTCGAGGCTTACCGCATCGGTCGCGAGATCGGCGTGTTCAGCCCGAACGATATCCGCCGCCGTGAAAACGAGACGCCGATCCCCGGCGGTGACGTTTACCATCAACCGGCGAACTGGACGCCGCTCGGCTCTGCCCCGGAGGCCGCCAATGGCTGATCCGATCATCGCCCTGGACGAAGCCAAGGCTTACCTCCGCGTCGATTACAACGAAGAGGACGCCCTGATCGGCCAACTGATCGCGACGGCTTCGGAAAGCGCCCTGGCGCACGCCGACGGCCTGCAACCCGGCGCACCCGTGCCCGAGAGCGTCCGCACGGCTGCGCTGATCCATGTCGCTCGCCTGTTCGACAGCCGCCACAACGAGGAGCAGCCGCCCGCGTCGCTGACGCTCGCTAACCGTTATCGGAGGTGGGACGTCTGATGGCGCGCGTGGTCCGCAAGCACGAAATGGCCAGACTGCTGGACCTGCTCGCCGCTCGCGAGATCACGCCCGCTTGCTTCGATCTGTTGCCTGGAGGTGCCGTCAGGGTTCACCTGACGAACCCGGCGCCCGCGAATGACGACGCCGACGAGATCGAGAAGGCGGCGAGAGCATGGGACGAGGCCTTAAAATGATCGGCTTCCCGCACGTCAGCGCGTTCCGGGACCGCCACGGCAAAGTTCGGTTTCGCTACCGCCGCAAGGGCTCCCCGACTGTCTATCTCCCCGGTAAGCCCGGTTCGCCCGAGTTCACGGAAGCCTATGACGCCGCTGCCGGTGGGAAGCTGGTGATCGGAGAAAGTCGCACGAAGGCCGGAACCATCAACGCCTTGGCCGTGACCTTCTATGAGTCCGCCGAATGGACGCAGTTCTCGAATGAGACGCAGCGCACCTATCGCCAGCGCATCGAGCAAATCCGAAAAGCCTACGGCGACCTTCTCGTTCTCGGCCTCAAGCCCGACCACATCATGACGATGCGGGACAAGCGGAGGGAAACGCCCGTCTCGGCCAACAACATGGTCAAGACGCTGCACATGCTCATGGGGTTCGCGGTCCTGCGGAACCTGCGCCAGAACAACCCGGCGGCGAACATCAAGCCCCTGAAGGTCAAGGGCGACGGCTGGCACACCTGGACGGAAGCCGAGGTAGTGCAGTTTGAGGCGAGGTGGCCTGTCGGGACCAATCAGCGGCTGGCAATGGACCTGCTGGTCTATACCGGCCAACGCTCCGCTGACGTGCGCCAGATGGGCCGTCAGCACGTCTCTGGCGGCCTGATCCGCGTGAAGCAGCAGAAGACCGGCGCCGAGCTTTGGATACCGATCCACACCCGTCTGGCCACATCGCTCGCCAAGGTCCCCGGCAATCAGATGCTGTTCATCGTCACGAACAAGGGCACCGGCTACACGGCCAAGTCGTTCGGGGACTGGTTCAAGGACGCCTGCATCGCGGCGGGCCTGCCGCATTGCTCCGCCCACGGCCTCCGCAAGACTGCCGCGACCCGTCTCGCGGACGCTGGATGCACCGAAGCGCAAATCCAGTCGATCACCGGCCACAGGACTTCAGCCGAGGTCCAGCGCTACACCAAGGCCCGCGATCAGGTCCGCTTGGCTGAGGCCGCGATGGCGAGCATCGACGGCCCGAACCGTGAACAGAATTTGGCTAACCCCGCTGACCGGTTAGCCAAAACTGCAACCAAAGCATTGAAATAAGGAGTCTATTTAATGCACCCGAGCGATCCTCAGGATCGCCCGGCTGCGGTCATCCGTGACCCAGATCGACCCGTCGGCGGCCACCGCCATGACCACCGGCGAGCCGCGCGGCTGACGCCCCGCCACGCGGTCCCAGCCCGGCGTCAGAACCTTGCCCTTCACGCTCGGCGCCCCCGCCGGATAGGCCAGCGACCCGCGCGGATAGACGGCGTAGCGCCCGCCCACGTCGGTCAGCGGAACCCCCCGCTCATCTGTCTCCACCGCCGTGATCCGACCCGCCGTGCGGCGATAGCCGTGCCAGGTCGTCAGCAGCCGCCCGCGCAGCTCCGGGAACATCGCCCCCTCGTAATAGATCATGTCCAGCGGCGCCGCGTGCGGCGGCAGCAGGGCGACCGGCCGATCCCGCTCTCCACATCGCGCCTGACGTGCGGGCCAACCGGGCAGAGGCGTCTGCAAGTCCACGCAATAGGGCCAGCCGTAATGGCCGCCCTGTCGCAGCACATTGACCTCGTCGAACGGATGCTCGGGCGTGGTCAGATCGACCGAGTTCTCGGCCTGCAACACCGTCCCCGACGGATGCCGCACCAGGGCGATGGAGTTTCTCAGGCCGCTGGCGAAAACCGTGCTGTCCTCGGCCCAACGGCCATTGCCCAGATAGGCGTGACGCCGCACCTGGGCCGTCGCCGCGTCCTCGACGCAGGCCCCGCGCGCGTCGGTCTTCGGCTTGCCCGCCGCGTCCAGACAGCGGTCGCTGGGCGCCCCGACATTGACCAGCAGGTCGCCGTTTCCGTCGAAGACGAAACTCGACAGCGGATGGCGATTGTCGTGCAGCCGGTTGTCCGGCAGGTCGCCGATCACGGTTCGCACGCTGGCCGCCGGATCGGCCGCCTCGGGGTCCAGCGTCAGGATGCGGTTCATCTCGGACACATAGATCCGCCCGTCCGGCCCGCGCGCCACGGTGTGCGGCATCGACAGCCCGCCCGCCAGCCGCCGCCAGCGCGCCGCGCCGTCCGCCGCGAACCACAGCCGCCACACCGCGCCCCGGCCCGCCTCCCAGCCGCCCAGGTCCGTCACCAGCCAAGCGCCATCGGCCAGTTGCATCAGTCCGCGCGGCATCCGCGGCCCCTCGGCGCCCGCGCCCTGCCAGACCAGTCCCAGACACAGCCCCGGCGCCATCCGCACCGTGGTCGCGGGTTCGCCGTCGCAATCACCGCTGATCGCATAGGTGCGGGCGCTCGCTTGCGCCTGGACCTCGTTCAGCGACCCGGTCGTGAAAGACGCCAGCACGGCGAGTGAGAGCAGGGCAGGTTTCAT